GCAGTTCTCTCTCTAGTCGCATAATTTGGGGTTTTTATGGCCGTCAAGAATTCGGGCAAATCTGGAAAAATTCGGAAGAATCCCGTCAAAAAAAAGAAAACTACGGATATTCCGAAGAAATTCGGGACTATCTCTTATGGCTCGAATGTTGCCGCGATCGAAGTTTTAATCGAGGCGCTCTTCGCTCTTGGCCGTTTAGAGAAAGTCGATTCGGCTCGCGTCGAAATATGTCGGCTTCTAGCTCGCGCCGTAGACGAGCATCCAGAGAACGCGAATCTCTGGAGACAATATCGAGAGGCCGAGGATATTCTTCGGCAGGTAGGCGCTAATGACGTCGAAGACTTTAACGAAGTCATCGCTTCAATTTGGCGCGATGCCGCGTTACGCGACGGCAAGGAATCCGAGTCGTAAAACTCGCGGACCCGAATTAGCGGCGATCGCCGCACGTTTAGGGACTCCGCTTATGGAATGGCAGAGGCTAGTCGCCGACGTCGGCCTTGAAGTCTTGGACGACGGTATAACGCCGGCGTATCGTGAGATCGTAGTTACGGTCCCTCGTCAGTCAGGCAAAACGGCGCTAGTTCTCGCTTGGGAATTACACCGCGCTTTAGCTTGGGGATCCCCGCAAGCCATCGCTTATACGGCACAAACTGGATTCGATGCTCGACGTAAGTTAATGGACGATCAAGTCCCCGCTTTACAAAATTCGACGCTCGCGCCATCCATTAAACGGATCTACACCGCTAACGGGAACGAATCTATTATCTTCCGGAACGGCTCAAGGATTCAAGTTCTCCCGTCTACACCTACAGCCGGCCACGGTAAAACTCTTTCGCTTGCCGTGATAGACGAAGCGTTCGCCGACTATGAAGGCATCCGGGAAGCGGCGCTCTTGCCGGCGATGGCAACTAAAAAAGACGGCCAGATCCTTATCGTTTCAACGGCGGGAACTTCGGAGTCTATGTTTCTTCGCCGCAAGGTAGACGCCGGACGGCAAGCAATAAAAGACGGGCTAATAAACGGCGTCGCTTACTTCGAATGGTCCGCCGATCCGGACGATGATCCGTTCGATCCTACGACTTGGGCTAAGTGTATGCCGGCCCTCGGCCAGACTATAGACGCCTCGACGATAGATCACGCGCTTGCGACGATGACTTTAACGGACTTCCGGCGAAGCTATCTAAACACTTGGACGAATCAAGACGATCGACTTATTCCCGAAAAAGTTTGGTATTCGTGCAACTCGGCGAAAGTGGCTCCCGCCGGACGGCTCTCTTTTGGGCTCGACGTTTCTTTAGATCGTTCTTGCGCGTCTATTGTCGTCGCCGACGAACAAGGCCGAATCGAAGTAATCGACTCGCGTCCCGGCGTAGCTTGGATCTCTCAACGATGCCTAGAGCTTTCGCGACGATGGAAAGCGCCGATCGTAGTAGACGGCTATTCACCGGCCGGAGCTCTAGTAGAACCGCTCCAGAATTTGCAAGTAAACGTCGTCAAATATCGGACGCAAGACGTCGTCTCGGCGTGTAATTTATTTTATGACGCGATCCTCGACCGAAGCGTCAAAGTGAAAACTTCGAGCGTTTTAGACGACGCCATTCTTAACGCTAAGAAGCGTCCGCTAGGTCAGTCTTGGCTCTGGGCCAGAATGAACACCGACGCCGACCTAACTCCGCTATATGCGGCAACGCTTGGATGGCATCACTCCGTTCACCGTAAAATCGAAACGAAGCCGCGATCTCTGATCTTCTAATCCCGTTACGCCTACCGTCTAAGATATAGTCTTTAGTGCGATGGCTATCTTCGACCGACTCCGTCTAAAAAAGCGTCAAGGGATTCTCCCTATGCCCCAACCGAACGCCTATGTTGATTCGCTCGGCCGCGTTTCGCGTTACTACGACACCGTTTACGCCGGAACTTTCGTAGACGAAGGAACGACGCTCTCGATCCCCGGCTTATGGCGTGGCATTACCTTAATCTCGGACACGATCGGCGCTTTACCGATTCACGCCTATAGAGGCGACGTCAGAATCGAACCGATCCCGCCATTACTAGAGCGTCCTTATCCGAACGAAACAAGAATCGAAACGATCTCCGCTATGGCGGCCGCTCTTGTAATTCACGGAAACTACATCGCCATTCTTGGCGATATCGGCGCGAACGGCTATCCCGAATCTATCTATCCCGTATCACCGACAAGAGTTCACGTCGAGCGAAACGCCGGACGTTTAACCTACAAAATTAACGACGAGATCTACGAAGCCGATCGAATAATGCACATAAAAAACTTTACGCTTCCCGGCCAGATCGTAGGCTTAGGAGTCGTCGCCGCTCAACGTCAAGGAATCGGCGCCGCTCTCGCGATGCAGGCTTACGCCGCTAAATACTTCGACGGCGGAGCTCAACCGACCGGCATTCTCTACTCAGATAACGCGGATCTAACTCAAGACGAGGCCGATATGCTAAAGGCCGTCTGGATGAGACATTACGGCGGAACTTCACGCGAGCCGGCCGTTCTAAATTCGACGACTAAGTTTCAACAATTAAGCGACAACGCTAAAGACTCTCAGTTAGTCGAATCGCGAGAATTCAGTCTCACCGAAATAGCAAATATGCTCGGCTTACCGGGCTACTATCTGGGAGCGCCGAACTCGTCGCGAACCTATTCGAATGTCGAGCAAGAACAACTCCAATTCCTAAGAGGAATCACGCCGCTTCTTACCCGAATCGAAATGGCGTTCACGGATCTATTACCTCGCGGACAGTATGCGAAATTTAACACCGACGCACTACTTCGCTCCGACACTCTTACCCGCTATCAGGCTCATAAGATCGCGCTCGAATCTGGCTTCTTAACGGTCGATGAAGTAAGAGCCGACTTCGAGAATCGTCCACCGATCGGAGAGCCAGAGACAACTACGGAAGAAATCGAAGAAGTAGAAGAAGCCGAAGGAGTAGAAATCGAATTACAAGAAGAAGAACCGCTAGACGAATAGGATAAAGATATGTCTTTAGAAACTAGAAAATATGAAAGCGATCTAGAGGTCCGTGCCGAAGGCGACGGTCGGACTATTTGCGGAATCTGTGTCCCTTACGACACCGAAGCACGAATCCATCCGGGACTAATCGAAGTCTTCCGTATGGGAGCATTCGAAGCCGTAACTCGTGCCGCTCATCGCGTCAAACTTCTTCAAGGCCACGATCAACAAGTGCTCCCGCTCGGAAAAGCGACAACACTTCGCGAAGATAAAAAAGGACTATACGGCGAATTCCGTATCTCTAAAACGGACGTCGGCGATCAAGCTCTGGAGCTCGTCCGGGACGGCGTTCTAACTAATCTCTCGATCGGCTTCCAACCATTAAAAGATCGCAAAACTTCAAGCGGCGTAGTCGAAAGACTTAAAGCTCATCTCGCCGAAGTTTCGCTCGTTACTTTCGGCGCTTACGGCGAAGCGGCATCCGTTCAAGCCGTCCGAGAAATCATCGAGAAACCTAACCTCGCACAATTAGAAAACGTCTTAGCAAAGATTAGAAAATGAAATCGGCCGCCGTTACTGTAACGACGTCGCCGACTCTGTTAGTCGAAAAAGACGATACTAATCGCTACGTCTATCTTCACGTCGTAGGGAACGCGACAGTCTTCCTCGGCGGATCTAACGTCTCAACGTCTAACGGCCTTAACACCGAAAAGCACACTACGCCGCTCGAAATCTTCTTACCGATAAACGAGCGACTTTATGGAATCGTCGCATCTGCTACGGAAGACATTCGAGTCTTAATCGGAGACTAGATCTATGCCATATCGCATAGAAACCAACAATCCGGAATGCGCGTCCGGCTATGCTGTCGTCAAAGAATCAGACGGAAGTCTCGTCTTCTGCCACAAAAGCCGACGCGAAGCAAAAGCACAAATCGCCGCAATAGAGGCAAGCGAAAACTATCGAGCGCTTCCGAATAATTATCGGCCGTCTTCATCTGACGACGTGCCAGAGAATAGAGCTTGCCGTAATTGTGTCTACTATGCCGGCGGCTATTGCAGTAAATGGGACGCTCAAGTTTTAGCGTCTTACTATTGCAACGCTTGGGACGGAGCTCCGGAAATTGAACGCGCCGAATCCTATAAACCGACTCAAGAAATGAAAGCCGAAGCTCGACGCGGCCTCGAATGGCGTCGCCTCTATGGTCGCGGCGGAACTGAGATCGGCGTCGCTCGCGCTCGCGACATAATAAACGGCGCTCTCTCATACGACACCGTTCTAAGGATGAGATCGTTCTTCGCTCGACACGAAGTAGACAAACAAGGCGAAGGATTCTCACCGAATGAAAACGGTTATCCGTCGGCGGGCCGTATCGCTTGGGCTCTCTGGGGAGGCGATCCCGGTAAAGTCTGGGCTAATAAGATCATCTCTCAAGAGACGGATCGGATGCTTGCAAATTCGAACACCGTCGGACTACACTCTTAGAGACGACACCTCTAAAGAATTATCGCCGCACCTCGACAAGATCGACACCCGGCCAGATCTTTAAGACACCTCGATAAAAAACCATCGACAAATCTAAAGGATTAAAACCGTGAACTTTCTTACACAACTACAAGAGAAGCGAAACTCGAAGAACGAACTTATTGACGCGACATTGAACCGCGCCGCCGAAGAAGATCGCGATCTCAACGAGATCGAAGTCGCTAACGTCTCCGCTCTGGCTCTCGAAATCGAGAAGCTCGACGCACGAATTCAACAAGTCTCAGAAATCGAAACGCGCAAACTTGCCGCTATTGAACTCGCTAAAAAAGTAGAAGTCTCAACACCAGAAACTCGTCAAGTAGGCGGATGGAAAGTAACTTCCGAAGAACCGACCTATCACGCTCGCGGATCGTTCTCGTTCTTGGCCGACGCTATCACGTCAGAGTTCTCACGCGATGCAGACGCGACCGATCGAATCGCTCGCTATAACCGTGAAGTAAGACTCGAAAAGCGCGACGTCGGAACGGCTAACTTCGCCGGTCTCGTAGTCCCGCAATACTTGATCGACCTCTACGCTCCGCTCGCTCGCGCCGGTCGTCCGGTCGCGGATATTGCTCGAAAGCACACTCTTCCGGCTCAAGGTATGACGGTAAACATCTCTCGAGTAACAACAGGAACCGCCGTCGGCTATCAGGCTTCGGAGAACGACACAGCTACAGAGACAAACATCGACGACACTCTCTTAACCGTGAACGTGAACACCATCGCCGGTATGCAAGACGTCTCGAAGCAAGCAATTCTCCGAGGCGCGAACATCGAAGAAGTAGTCCTCGCGGACCTCATCTCGGCCTATAACACAAAACTTGACGACGGCATCCTCAACGGATCCGGCTCAAGTGGCCAACCGGTAGGACTTACAACGGCGCTAACTCAAGTAGTTACGTTCACCGACGCCTCTCCGACAGTCGGCGAGCTCTATCCAAAGATCGTAGACGCGATCCAAAGAGTTCAGTCGAACGTCTTTAGCGGCCCGAACTACATCATTATGCACCCGCGCCGCTTGGGCTTCCTCTTGGCGGCCGTAGACAGCCAAAACCGACCGCTAGTAGTCCCGAACGCGAACGGTCCAATGAACGCGATCGGCACGTTTAGCGGCCTCGGCTACGGTATGTCCGGACAATACTCGATGCTCGGCTTGCCAATTATCACCGACGCGAACGTAACAACTACAAACGGCGCCGGCGCTAACGAAGACTTGATCTACGTCGTCTCGTCGGATGAGATGCACCTCTGGGAAGCTCCACAGATGCCGACATACGTTCGATTCGAACAGCCAGACGGCAAAGTCGCGATCCGAATTGTTCTATTCGGCTTCTCGGCTTTCACCGCTCAAAGGCGACCGCTTGCCGGCGCTATTATCGGCGGAACGGGACTCGTCGCTCCGACATTCTGATTCTCTTCTTCCGGCGACTAGCGGACTCCTTGTCTAGTCGCCGGAAGAACCTCAGATCTCTACTATGGGCTTTAACCTCGACAATTATCGCGAATCGTTAATCGCCGAACGCGCCGCATATCTCGCAAAAGGTAAGCCGGACAAAGCCGCGAACGTAGATAAAGAGCTCGCTCGGCTCGACGGACTCCTTTCGACGGGACATAAAACACCGCGAGCCGAGCAAGCACCCATCGAGACAAAAGAAGCCGAATTAGAATCTAAAACAAAGAAGAAAGTCGCTAAAAAAAAGAAAGAGGTCTAGACGATGGCTATAACTAATGGCTATACAACCGTCGCGACCTTTCAGTCATATACGGGAATGACGACTATAACGGCCGACGAAACGGTCAATATAGAAAAGGCGATCGAGTCCGCTTCTAGATCTATCGACCGGATGACTAATCGCCGCTTCTGGGCAGACACGAACGCGACCGCTCGACAATATCGAGCGACCGACTTCTATCGTCTCTTTATAGACGACGTCTCTTCGACTAGTGGCCTCATCGTAAAAACTGACACCGGCGGAGACGGAACATTCGAAACGACTCTCACTCTAAACACCGATTACATTCTCGACCCATTAAACGCGCCACAATTAGAGCGGCCGTTCACGATCGTGACTATGGTCGGAACGACGTTATTCCCGTCTCCGGTTAATCTTCGTCCCGGCATTCAAGTAACAGCCAAATTCGGCTGGTATAACGGAACACCTCCAGACGACATCGAGGAAGCTTGCCTCATTCTTTCGACTGATCTCGTTAAACGTGCGTCAAGTGTCGGAGGCGTCCTCGGCCTTTCGGAACTTGGCGCTATCAGAATGTCGCCTCTAGGTCGCGACGTTCAAGCTATGGTCCGACCTTACCGCCGCGAAGTCTTGGCGTGATCCCGTCCGACGTTCGAGACGGCGTAAAAACGGCCGTCAATATAACCGGACTACGAGTTTACGACACTATTCCGGACGGCCTAGTCCCTCCGGCTCTCGTCATCGGTCAGATCGCTATAACTTGGGAATACACGCTCGCAAATAGCCTAGATCGAGGCTCGATCGACCTAATTCTCATTACCGGCAGAATGTCCGAACGATCCGCGCAAGACTACCTAGATAGTTTCTTGGCGGCGACCGGAGCGACTTCGATCAAAGCAAAACTAGACGCCGCGCCGACACTACCTAAAAGCGGCGTCGCTACAGTCTCGAATTCTAGAGTCGTTACAGCGACTCCGATCTCGGTTAGTGTTAGCGGCGTGGAAATGCTCGCCTACCGTTACACGATGGAGCTCTGGGGCTAATGGCTAACTACGTCGTCGTTTCATCGCGTCTAAAAGCGTTCACTCCCGGCCAGATCGTAACCGACGAGGATCTAGTCGCCGTCGGAGTCGAGCCTCTTAAGAGCTTGGCGATCGGCGCGATAACTCAAGAACCTAAAAACACTAAAGCATCTAAGAAGTATGCTAAAACTATTACAGAAGAAACGGAGTAAGATAGAACTATGGCAACAGTAACCCAACTCGGAAAAGCGACCGTCTTCACGGTAGGCGGAACCGACTTCAACGATCAACTTCGCTCTATCACGATGACGAAGACTCTTCCGGCTCTGGACGCTACGACTCTCGCCTCAACTTATGTCGAGAACGTAGCAGGCTTGGAGAACTCCGAAACTACTTTCACTCTCTTAGGAAGCTTCGCTACGACCGAAGCTATTCAATTCGCTTTCGGCGACGTCGGAACTACTTCCGTTATCGTCTACGAGCCACTCGCGGCCGCTCCCGGAGTCAGCTCGCCGAGGTATACCCACACCGGCGGCTTCCTCTCTCAAGCTCCGATCGTCGTAAACGTAGGAGAGCTCGTCGAGATTACATTGACTTACTCCGGCGGCTCAATAGTGCAGGCCGTAGCGTAATCTAAAACGTGCTAAAAATACGCCTCACCGTCGAGCGGCGCGATGGAAACACAGTAGAACTACCCGTCTACCCGCCGGCAATAATCGCATTCGAACGCTGGGCTAAGTGTGGCATCTCTGCCGCGTTTAGCGGATCAGATACTCGAATGGAACATCTCTACTATCTCGCTTGGCTCGCCGACAAAGATAACGGGAACGTAGTCAAGCCATTCGAAGAATGGTCTAAAAACGTCGCGGACGTAGAAATAGGCAACGACCCAAAAGTTTAACGCGAGGCTCGTTTAGTGAATATATCGCCGAGCTCGCCATCGAAACCGGGATCGCGCCTAACGAACTAATCGAAACCTCGCCAGAGGTCCTAGATCTAATCTACGATGGGCTATTAAGAAGAAAGAAACAAGCAGACGCGCAAGCAAGAACGAGAGCGAGATAAATCTATGGCTTCTGGAACTTTCGGCTTTCGTGCGAATCCGTCGGATGCCGTCAAAATTGAAGGACTTTCAAAAGTGCAACGCGACCTCCGCAAGCTCTCAACCGATGCGCTCGATCTCAATAAAGAAGAATTCTTAGAAACAAATAAAAGAGTCGCCGAGATCATTATCGGCGAATCAAAAAAATATGTCCCCGTTCTAACTGGAGCTCTCGCCGCAAATATCCGTAACGCCTCGACTAAAAAAGCGGCGAAAGTCAGAGCCGGAAGCGTCGGCGTTCCGTATGCCGGCCCGATCCACTTCGGATGGCCGTCGCGAGCGATAAAACCTAATCCGTTCTTCTATGACGCGATCGACTCACGCCGAAGCGAAGTCGCTCAACGCTACGCCTCGCTCGTGGACTCTTTAATCACAAAATACGATCTAGGATAGTTATATGGCTAAACCGATTACAGTCTCCATCGTCGGCAACGCCGGACCATTAAAGAAAGCCGTAGGCGAAGCCGAAGGATCACTCGAACGCCTCGGAGGATCGTTTAAGAAGATCGCGGCAGTAACGGCCGTCGGCGTCGGCGCTATCGCTACCGGAATCGGCTTAGCAGTAAAAGCGGCGGCAGAGGACCAAAAGAGCTTCGAATTATTAAATCAGGCTCTAAAAGCGAATACTTCGGCGACGAACGATCAGATCAAAGCGATCGACGATCAGATCGGGAAAATGTCGATCCAGATCGGAGTCGCGGACGACCAACTTAGGCCGGCTTTCGCGAATCTAGCGCGAGCGACCGGAGACGTTACACGCTCTCAAGAACTTCTTACACTTGCGACCGACATTAGCGCGGCGACTGGCAAGGACTTAGAAAGCGTCTCTATCGCATTATCGAAGGCTTACGGCGGAAACGTCGCCGGCTTACAAAAGCTCGGAATCCCTCTCGATGAGAACCTAGTCAAAACTAAAGACTTCGACGGAGCCGTTCAAGCTCTCTCGGCGACTTTCGGCGGAGCGGCGGCAGTAGCGGCCGACACATTCGAGGGGAAGATGAGTCGTCTAAAAATTGTCGGCGGCGAACTCGTCGAGCAAGTCGGCTCTTATTTACTTCCGATCTTCTCTAATCTGGGAGACTTCTTCTTAACGAAACTCGTCCCAATAATTACAGATCTCGCCGACAAAATAGGACCATTCTTAGCGGACGCGATCTCGCACGTAACGAACTTTATTAACGATCAACTCGTCCCGGCTTTCGATAGATATCTGATCCCGGTCGTGAAAACTTTAACGAAATTCTTTAACGATAATCTCGTCCCCGCGTTTAGATTCTTCGCCGATCTAATCGTTAATTATCTCGTCCCTATCGTTATGACGATCGCAATCCCGATCTTCGAAGGCTTACGAAAAATCTTCGATATCATCGTCGAAAAAATTAACGAAAATAGAGATTCATTCCGCAAATACGGCGAGCTCTTGTTACAGTTCTACGGCTTCATCCGAGACCGTATCGCTCCGATCCTCGGCAAAGTTTTAGCCGTCGCTTTCGACATCGTCGCCAAAGCTATCGGACCCGTAATCGACGTCGTCTTTAATCTTTTAGACGCTTTCGTTTCGCTCGGAAAATTCGTAATCAAAATCGCCGAAACGGTCCTCAACGTAATCGAGGCGATGGTAAACGGAATTATTAGCGGCGTAAACTTCGCGATCAAAGCACTAAATCTATTACCCGGAGTCGAGATCGACGTAATCGGAAACGTCTCAATCAGTCTTCCGTCTATTAGCGCTCCGAGCGGACCATCTGGAAGCGGCTTCGATGCTCCCGGCAGAGCCGACCGAATCGACACTCCCGGCACTATCTCGACTCCCGGCTTAACTATCCCGGATCTATCGCTTCCCGGCGGAGGCGGCGGCGGAGGCGGCGGCGGCGGAGGTGGCGGAAGTGTAGGAATCGGGATTCCCGATCAGACAATTTTTAGCACTCCAGAGACGAGCGCTCTAACGACTTACGGAATGGCCGAACGTATCGCGGCGATGGAATCGGCTCGCGGAACTCAAGCCGCGCCCGTGAATATAACCGTGAACACAGTTACAGCCGACGCAAATCTTCCGAATCTAATAGTCGAATCATTACAGCGCTACAACCTTATTAGCGGGCCGGTAGACGTCCAGATCGCCGCGTAATATGGCGACGATAATAACCGGCGGGAACTATGTCCTCGAAATGGATACCGGCTTCGGCGACGGCTTCACTTTAGACGACTCACAGCAGGGAGTCCTCAATAATACGACCTACGTCCTAGACGGCGTCGATCAGTTCTCCGAGATCACGGCACAAGTTACAGCGATCCGAGCGTTCAGAGGGAAGAAAAACGTCCTCGATTCGATCTCGCCGGGGACTATGGTCATTCAAGCAATAGATCCGAGTCGATCTTTTGATCCGTATAACGAAGCATCCGTCTATTATGACGAAACGGACGACACTCCCGGCCTCTCACCTCTCCGGCAGATAAGACTCTCGCGAAACGGAGAATACTTATTTAAGGGTCGAGTAGTGGACTTCGCTTACGACTACGGGACGGCGTTCACTAAAAAAGTTCCTACGGTAACGATCACTTGCGCGGATGATCTCTTTCTATTGTCGAATACGTTTCTTTCGGCGTTCACTCCATCGGCCGAACTCTCTTCGGCAAGAGTTACGACAATTCTCGACCGTCCCGAAGTCGGCTATCCGGCCGGGACTCGCGACATACAGACGGGAACTACGACTCTCGGCGCTTACCTGATCTCGGAGGGGACTTCCGTTACTCAATATCTTCGAGCGATATCTGACGACGCGGAAGCCGGCCGCGTCTACGTTTCACGCGACGGAGATCTAACATTCGACGCAAGAATCGGAAACACTCTTAGCGGGCCGAGCGTAATCTTCAAAGATGACGGAACGGAAACGGCTTACTCTGGGCTTTCGATCGACTACTCAACGGATCAAGTCATTAACCGGGCTACAGTCGAGCGCGTCGGCGGAACGGCTCAAACTGACTCGGACGCGACTTCTATAACGCTCTATCAGACTCAAGCCGTATCTAAAACGGGATCTCTTCTCTCAACTGACGCGCAAGCTTTAGCGCTCGCCGAATATCTTCTAGCACCTACTCCGGAGCCGCGCTTTTCGGACGTGCAAGTAAACTTCGCGTCCCTCACTACGGCCGAACGGAACGCCGTAGCGATCTTGGAGATCGGCGACACGATCCAGATTACGAAGAGCTTTACTTCTGGTAGTCCGGCAAGTATTACGGAAGAGCTCGCCGTCGAAGGCTTAGAACATACGATCGACGCTCGGACGGGTCATAAAATGCGGATCTATACGAGTCCGACGACTATCGTCTACGAGCTAATTTTGAACGATAGCACGTTCGGCCGTCTCGATGCCGACAACGTGCTAGGCGCATAAGATAGGATTAAATTATGGCAACTCGCGAAAGTTTTAACTCCGGAGACGTTCTTCTCGCTTCCGAGCTTAATAATATGGCGACGGCGATGATCGCCTTAAACGCACAAACGGGAACTACTTATACTCTCGTTTTAACCGACGACGGGAAACTAGTTACTTGCGACAATGCTTCCGCGATAACTTTAACGATTCCTCTTAATTCGAGTGTCGCTTTCGGAATTGGAACTCAGATAAACATTATGCAACTGGGAGCCGGTCAAGTAACTATCGCCGGAGCCGGCGGCGTAACACTTCGAAGCGAAGGATCTAAATTAAAATTAAAAGGTCAGTATGCCGTCGCGACTTGCGCGAAAATTGCGACCGATACTTGGGTCGTAGTCGGTAATCTTTCGGCGTAATTTATGCAATTATTAGCGGGAGTCGGAGCACCTCCGGGAAAACCGACGGCAGTAGATTATCTAGTCGTAGCAGGTGGCGGAGGCGGCGGCGGGAAATCAACTGGCGGTCAAGGCGGAGGCGGCGGAGCCGGCGGATTCAAAACTTCGACTAGCTTCGCGGTAAGCGGAGCGCTAACCGTAACGGTCGGAGGCGGCGGCGCGACTTACGGCAACGGCTCGGACAGCGTTTTTAGTAGCATTACTTCGACCGGCGGAGGAAAAGGCGGATTCAATAACGCCGAAGGCGCCGGAACCGGCGGAAGCGGCGGCGGCGGCGGCGGTAACAATATTTTGATAGCAGGTGCGGCCGGCACATCGGGACAAGGTAACGCCGGCGGATCGGGATCTAGTGATAATGCAACCTATGGAACTTCCGGAGGCGGCGGCGGCGCTAGTGCGGTCGGCGCTGATGGCGTAACCCCTAACGGCGGAGCCGGCGGAGCAGGGACGGCGAATAGCTATAGCGGCTCGTCGGTAACTTATGCGGGAGGCGGCGGCGGCGGGGCTACCGGAGCCGGCAGAGTCGCCGGAGCCGGCGGATCCGGCGGAGGCGGCGGCGGATGCATCGCGGGAACGAGTCCAACTTCAGGAACAACTAATCGAGGCGGAGGCGGCGGCGGTAGCGGCGGGAGCGCTAACGGAGCGACCGGAGGATCTGGGATCGTAATCTTCCGTTATGCGGATTCATTCGATGATATAACGGTCGGCGCCGGATTAACTTATAGCTTTACTACTTCCGGCGGATATAAAATTTATGAGTTTACGGCTGGATCCGGGACAGTAACTTTCTAATGGCACATTACGCATTATTAAAAGACTCGATCGTCGTTAAGGTCATAACCGGAGTCGATGAGAATATAATCCAGATAGATGAGAACGGTCAAGAAGTCGGAGGATCGACCGAAGCTTGGGAATCTTTCTATTCTTCGCAAGAATGGAATCGTGGCCTAGTATGCAAAAGGACTAGCTATTCTGGATCTATTCGAGGCCGTTTCGCCGGAATTGGCTACAAGTATTTAGAAGACGCCGACGTTTTTATCGCGCCTCAACCGTTCGAATCGTGGAATCTAAATTCTTCCTACGAATGGGAAGCGCCAACACCATATCCAACCGACGGAGCTCGTTACTATTGGAATGAAGATTCTAAAGAATGGAGTAAAAATAATGAACGATAAATCTAAAGCGATGCTCTCGTCTTATATGCGTTCGGCTATTGCCGCCGTTCTTGCCGTGGTATCGACCGGGAACTATTCTCCAGAAGATCTAGCTAAAGCCGGACTCGCCGCGCTTCTTCCTCCGCTTATGCGATGGGCTAACTCTAAAGATCCGGCTTTCGGACGCGACTCCACGAGCTAAAACAATGTCGGCAAAATATACGGGATTCGACGGCAACGTAAAAGCGCCTCGTCCGACGATGGACATCTGGATAAGAAACGCCGTCGAAGTCTCCGGATTAAAAAACTTGGGATCTTGGGTAGTGCGCGACGTTCGCGGCAAAACGACGCCATCCGTTCACGGAACCGGCCGAGCCGTAGATCTTGGCTATAGCGGCATTAAAGAAGGCCGTAAAAAATGTTTAGCGCTTATAGATCTTCTTATCGTGAACGCCGACGTCTTAGGCGTCGAGCTCATTCTCGACTATCTGCCGAAGCCTCACGGCCGAGGATGGAAAGCCGAGCGCGGCTCTTGGCAGACTTACGAGAAGCCGACGATCTCAGGCGCTCCCGGCGGAAAATGGATTCACGTCGAAATCTCACCTACCCTATTAGGCAATATGAGAGCTGTAAATCAAGGATGGAACGATCTCCGAGGGATCGTCCCGCCGACCGTATGAACGACGTCGTCCTAGTAGCTCTAATAGGTGCATTCGGCACTATCGCGGCCGGGCTTCCGGCCGTCCTAATCGAGCGAGCGAGACGCGAGAATAACGGCGATCACGCGATCGTTCGACGAAAACTACGCGAACTCGGCCTCCAGATCGAGAAGGTATCTACCAAAATCGGCTCCGTAGATGGCAAACTAGAGGAACACTTAAACAGCCACAAAGACGGGGATTCGAATAGTGAACTTAATCGACGAACTAAGAGCGGAAAGTAAATCGCAAGGCACAAACAAAAAATCGAAGATCGAAGTCTATTTAGAATCTCTCGATGCGAAAACTCGTAAAGAATGGATCTCGATTCTTGTCTCTTACGATCATTCAAATAGAGCTATAACAAAAGTTCTCGGCAAGCGCGGCGTTAAAGCTTCGAATAGCTCCGTTCAAAACTTTAGAGCGAGACTTCGAGAGGCCGCGAGTGTCGCTAAAAAATGAACTAAACGACGCTACAGAAAACGAGCAACTACGCGAAGCTCTTCGTCGCGCTTTACAAAACGAAGCGAAACTCAAACGCCGAACCGATGATCTCGTCGAAGCTATCTATCGCGGAGCCAGAGACGCCGCTCTCGCTTCTGGACGTCCTAAGCCTCTGCCGAAAGTTAAACGGGATCGCCGATCAAGCCGAGGCGAGATCGCTCTCATTCACACTACGGACTATCAAGCCGGCAAGAAGACGACGACTTTCGATCTAGGCGTTCTTCGAAGCCGAATAGATCTCTTTACCGAAAAAGTTATACACCTTACCGACATCCAGAGAGCACATCATCCCGTTAGAGAGGCCGTTCTAATGATCGGCGGAGATATGGTCGAAGGCTTAACCGTCTTCCCCGGTCAAAGCTACGAAGTCGAAGCTCACCTATTCGAGCAACTCTTCGAAGTTACGACAATTCTCGAAGCGATGATCCGCAAGCTCGCCGCAAATTTTGAGACGTTTCGCGTAGTGTGCGAATTCGGTAATCACGGCAGAATCGGAAGAAAAGGAGATCTCCCCTACGCCGACAACATCGACCGAATGGCCTATCGGATCGTCGAAGACAAAGTCAAAGATCTAAATATCGGATGGCAAGCCTCAGAAAACTTCTACCAACTAGTCAAAGTCGGAGACTCGTATCGCGCTCTATTGTTTCACGGCGACGAAGTGAATTCTTACGGCGGCGCGATCCCGGCTTACGGAATCATTAAAAAAGTTAGCGCTTGGGCTTCCGGCGTTTTAGGCGAAAGCTTCACGGATGCCTATTGCGGACACTTCCATAGCGTTATGACTCTTCCGCTTCCGAACGGCGGCCGAGTCTTCGTAACGGGCTCTCCAGAGTCGGACAACACTTACGCGAAAGCTTTCGTCGCGGCAACTTCGCGACCATCTCAAAGACTTCACTTTATAGATTCCAAAAAGCCGAGAGTAACGGCCGAATATGTCGTCTGGCTCGACTAACCGTAACTCCGATCAACTCGTCGCGATAACTTGGGCCGACGCGCACTCGTTAGAGACTTTCGACTGGAAATCTTTAGATTCGCTCGATCTTAACGACGGCGACTATCTGATCGTTTCGGTCGGATGGATGCTCCCGGATAAAGTTTCTAAAAAGAATCACGTCGTTCTATATCAGTCGCGAACCCCGGACGGCGACCTCGATCACATTCTTGTTATTCCGCAAGCGATGGTCCGAGTCATTGAAAAACTGAGTTCTTATTGCGGCTCTCGCGACGCTTCGACCTAAAAAGAAAAAAAAGAAAAAAGCCCCCGTCCGGATGCCTCACTCGGACTACCTCTTTCTTTATTCTCACAGCGCCTCGACGCTAAACGCGCCGATCTACCCGCGTTCCCGCGTATTGACGCCCCGATCTATGCGACTAGATAACGGCCTATTGTGCTTCCGTGAAAGATAGTAGCAGGGTATCCCACACTCTGCAAGAACTCTCGGCTATAGTGAACAATGTCGAAAGAGAGGAATAACAAAATGTCCACCAAACTAGCTAGTCATTGGGTAATTGCAAATCGTAGTCTCATCTGGAAGAAAGACGATCTCGTTTATTCTCGTCCGGAATATCTAAATCGAGTTCACTTGCGAACGATCGCAAAATCTCGAAACATTGTAGACGCGAGAGCTTTTAAGACAGAAGAAGAAGCTCAAAAAGTTTTAGATCAACTCGCGCCTTATTACGGCGGAAAATGGTCGCTACAAGAAGTAACGAGAGATCTCGACGTCCTAAACGAAAACGGCTTACCGTATCTCCGCCGCTTCAAAGTGTTAAAAGAGGTCGAGTAATGGCCTTACAAAATTACGAGACAGTCGCTCAAAGACTCGAACGCTTCTGGACGGATCATCCATCCGGAAGAGTTTCAACCGAACTAATCGAAGGCGGCTCCGGATATTGGGTCTTTAAGGCCCGAATCTATGCAAAAGCCGACGACGCGAATCCGATCTCAACCGGACACGCTCACGAAGTAATCGGAGCGTCGCAAATAAACAAAACGTCCGCGCTCGAAGTGTGCGAAACGTCGGCCGTAGGACGAGCTCTCG